AGATAAAGATGATGTACAAGATGATAAATACTTACTATCTCTTTTTACTTATGTAAATGGCGTAAAAGGCGATGAGATAATATCTAATATACAGGAAACTGAGGATCAATATATTGTACCTTCTAATGCCTATTATAAGCTAGAATTTCAAGAGGCAGAAGACGAGCGCACTTTTGAGCAGTTAGACTATAATATTGTTTTTAGCGGTAATTTAAGGCACGAACAACAAGAAGTAGTAGATAAATTTTTTATAAGAGGTAAGCCAAGAAGCGGACTAATACAGGCTAAACCAGGTTGGGGCAAGACTTTCGCTGCTTGCAACTTAATAGCTCGTAGTAAAGTTAAAACTCTTATACTAGTACACACTAAGTTATTATATAATCAATGGCTAAAAGAACTAGCAGCGCAGCTACCTCAAATGACTATAGGTAAAGTAGGTGATGGTAAATTTCAGCTAGAAGATATCACAGTTGCTATATATAAAACAGCGCATAATAATATAGCTGAGTTAAAAGACTTTTTTAGTATGGTTATAGTAGACGAGGCGCATAAGTGCCCTGCTAATATGTTCTCTAACGTAGTTAATGGTCTTACTGCTAAAGTAAAAATAGCAATGACCGCTACGCCTAGAAGAAAAGATGGTAAACATATATTTTTAGCAGACTTTTTTACGCAGTTCTCAGTTAAAGCAGTAGATAGTAGAATCTTAGCTGTACCATCTGTTAAAGTGCATCAAACAGACTTTAGATTTGCTCCAATAGACCCAAAAAGAGATTGGGCTAGGACAATGAATAAACTTTGTGAAGATAGCAAATACCAAGAGTTTATAGCAAATTTAGCTATAGGGTATATTAAGCAAGGAAGACGCCCTCTTATTGTAGGAGAACGTGTACAGATGCTAAAAAGTATACAGGCGTTAATACCTAAAAGTATTTTAGTTATTGGCGAGACTAAAGATGATGTACGAGAAGCTGCTTTAGCAGGATTAGGGCCTACTTATAATGCAATACTATCAACTAAACTTTTTGATGAAGGCATTAGCTGCCACAGGCTAGATACTTTTATATCAACCTGTCCTAATAATAATCCTACTACATTAGAGCAAAGAATTGGGCGTATCGAACGGGAACATCCTGACGCACAGTTTCCTTTAGTAGTAGATATATGGTTAAGAGGCCCTATAGTATATAGACAGCAAGTTGCGAGAATGAATTGGTATCAATTAAATGGCTATAACGTACTTTAACTGGGACGAGATTTTCTCAAAGAGCAGAAAGGATTTGGCCTCAATAATTTATTTGACATATGGTCAAACAAGTCTGTATAATGAGTTATCAGCTAAGACGATGATGCGTAATTTAAATTTAAATCATATGCCTTTAGCATTATTTAAAAGTAGCTTTGCACAATACGATAACAGATTACTCTGTAAATATAAAACTGAGACACCTCTTAGTTATTTTAAAAACCCAGACTTTCTGTTTGATAGAACCTCAGTTAGATACAAGGTAGTCTATCTTAGAGCTTTATCCATGAGAAGAATTTCAGAAAAGGTGGATTACATACCAAGAGATTTCTATCCAAAGGTAGTAGAAAATCCATACTTAGAAATAACAAACGACAAAATACACTTTATACAAGAGTCCTCGGTTTCGAGGAAAACAACAGAAGAACCAATGTTCTAAAACAGGAGAAAAACTATGGTAGCTTGGGACCAAGCAAAAGGCAAACAACCTGGTGGCAACCAGAAACGTGATATCGAAAGAATTTCGTTAAAAGCAGCAGAAACTAAAATCCGACTGATCGGTAACGTAATGCCACGTTATTGCTATTGGATTGTTACTAAAGACGGCAAGAAGATGCCAGTTGAGTGCTTACAGTTTATGCGTGAAACAGAAACTTTTGATAATAAGCAAGAAGACCCGTTTACAGAATTATCTGAAGACGTATATGCTGATAAGCCTAGCTTTTCTTATGTATGTAATGTAATTGACAGATCAGACGGTAAAGTAAAACTATTTGACCTTCGTTCAACTATTTATGCGCAGATCGTAGACTATGCAACTAACCCTGAATACGGTAACCCTTCTGACGACGAGAATGGTTATGACTTCACTATTAAACGTGAGAAAACTGGGCCACTACCACAGAATGTTAAGTACACCGTACAGCCTTCTCGTGGTGCTACACCGCTTAAGCCAGAAGAAAAAGAACTAGAGTTATTTGAAATGGACAAAATCTTTAAGCGTCCTAACTATGACGATCAAAAGGCTTGGTTACTAGATAACACTACTATGTTTGCTGGTGATGTTGGTGATGAGTTCCGTTCTACGGAAGAAGTTAGCGACCTTACTTAATGGCAAAAAAATCACTAGCTGATCTTGAAGTTAGTAATAAGGCACCAGACAAATCGTTTGGTGCCTTTACTAACGTAGAAAACGACACAGCCCAAATTGATATGGAAAAGCTGAGAACAAAGAATGTATTCTTTGCTACTCCTTGCTACGGCGGTATGCTTACTGATCAATTCTTTTTAAGTATGTTTAGAACTTCTCAAACTTTTATGCAACAAGGTATTAACTTTAGAGTAACTACTTTGCGTAATGAAAGTCTAATATCTAGAGCTAGAAATATACTTACAGCTATGTTTTTAGAATCTGACTGTACTCATCTTATGTTTATTGACGCAGATATTGAGTTTCAGCCAGAAGATGTTATTAGAGCATTAGCCTATGAAAAAGATATTATTGCAGGTGCTTATCCTAAAAAAGCTTTACCAATACAATATGCTATTAACTTTAAGTTTCTTGATAAACAAACTAAGCAGATAAATGTAGAAAACGGTATTGTAGAAGTTCTAGATGCATCTACAGGATTTTTCTTAGTAAGTAGAGAATGTGTTGAAAAGATGGTACAAGCACACCCAGAACTTCATTATAGAAATGATTCTAACATAGGCGAGCAGTACGAAAAGCATTGCCATGCCTTGTTTGATACTATGTTAGACCCTGATGATAATAGATATTTATCAGAAGACTACACTTTCTGTAGAAGATGGCAAAAACTAGGTGGTAAGATTTGGATTGATCCACAAACCAAGCTTAATCATGTAGGTTCTTATACCTTTGAAGGCGACGTAGCTAAGATATTTAATAAGTAATAACAAAGGGTAAGAGTGTAATGCTCTTACCCACTTATATAGGAAATACAATGCAACTTCTATTAACAGAGCCTTACGGACATCAAAATGGAGATTCCGTAAGTATTACTTTTAGCGGTAAACATTTAGATACAAAAAGACTAAAAGAAATACTACTTGACCATTCATGCTATAAACCTGCTATACCTAAGATTATTAGTTGTTTGTTAGGGTCTAATAGATATGACTGCGTATTACAACCAGGATGGTTTAGAAGACAAGCAGTAGCTTTATTCGAAGAACTAGCTACTTTAGATATAAAAATAATAGTGACTCAGTTAGCTAGTATAAGAGCAGGTAAAATAGAATATAATACCTTAGCGCATTGGAGATACTTAGGTATTATATCAGAAGATAAGGCACAATACGCCCACTGAAAACTAAGCAACTCCGTTGCCACCCTAGTGAACTTCGTTCAGGCGTTATTAATGATTAAACAACTCCGTTGATAAGCAATCGAATAGTTGTTTCATAGTGTGCGGCGATGTTCGACAGGTTTTTAACTGCGTTAATACTAGCACAGAAAAAGGCACTTAGCAACTAGTAATAAAAAATATAAGGTATATTTAATGAAGATTTTAAGTAGTGCAGACTGGCACATAAACTTACGAAAGAAAAAAATCCCATATGACTGGCAGATAAACCGTTTTAAACTTATGTTTAAAGCGTTAGACGCGTTGCAAGCTAAAGAAAGCTGCGATGTGCACGTTATTTCTGGCGATCTATTTGACGAAATTCCAAGCACAGATGAGACTGCTTTAATTATGAGCTATCTTAATTCTGTAACCATTCCAACCATAGTTATAGGTGGAAATCACGAGGCAACTACTAAAGGTAAGACTTTTTGGTCACATTTTAAAATGGATAAAGCTGTAAATAACGAGCTAGTACATATATCAGTTGAAAATGAACGTATAAATATAGCAGGTCAGTACTTTCAAACCTTTCCTTATGGTAGTGTACAGACAGATAATCTACCTCAAGCGCATGGCGGAGATATTCTAGTTACACATATTAGAGGCGAAGTTCCTCCACATATTACTCCAGAGTATGATTTCGAAAGATTACGACCGTGGGGATTAGTGCTACTAGGTGACTTACACTTTAATCACAAATACCAAGACTATTCTATATACTACCCTGGGTCACCTATTAACACTACTTTTGATAGGACGAATAATAATAAATACGGAGTTGACGTTATAGACTTTACTAGTATTGATAATTATACTACTAAGTTTGTTGATCTAAAACTACCTAAGTTGTTACGTAAAACAATAAAAGTAGGCGATGCTATGGAAAAAGATCCTATAGATCATGTTATTTATGAACTTACAGGCTCTATCGACGAACTAGCACTAGTACAAAAAACAGATTTGTTAGACAAGAAACTAGTAACAAAGTCTACAGAAGGTTCTACTTTGAACTTAAAAGAGAAGAACATTGTAGAAGAACTAGAAATATATCTAGACTATCTTAAAGTGGCAAACTCAGAAGCAGTAATAAAACGATTTAAGGATTTAGGATTAAAATGAAGAGCAAAGACATTGAAACAATATTTAGCATACTAGGAACTGGTGTAACAGCAGTAACGTACATCAAAGATGGTTATACAATAGCTATATTACCTCCTGCAAAACAAGCTGCTGTACCCAACTCTCTTAATGAAGAGCTGAAAAAGTTATATACACGGGGCGAACCAGGTATGCTAAACGAGCCTAGCCTTATGTTTCTAAAAACAGCAATTAATAAATACAAACATAACTCAAACTATCAACTATATACAACAGCTAACCAACTGTGTGTTAGCCAACACGATCTTGGTGGTTGTGTGCACACAATACTAGTAACAGATCTAAACACTTTGCAGCTTGCGTGGTGTGCGCAAGCAGGAATACTAGTAAAATGACTAGTATAACACTTAAGAACGTAAAGTTTTCTAATATGTTTTCTTACGGTGCTTCTAACACTTTAGACTTAAATAATATAGGTATTACACAACTTACTGCTACAAATGGTAGCGGTAAGTCTAGCCTAGCACTAGTAATACAAGAACTGCTTTTTAATAAGAACGTAAAAAACATTAAAAAAGGCGATATTCTTAATCGTTTTAGTGGCGCAAAAACATGGAACGGTACGCTATTGTTCTCTGTTGACGATAACGAGTATAGTATAACAGTAAACCGTACAGGAGCGACAACAAAGGTTATACTATTAGAAGATGGAGTAGATATATCAGACCACAAAGTTCTAGATACCTATAAAAACATACAAGACATACTAGGGTTAAACTTTGAAATATTCTCACAATTAACTTACCAGTCGTCCACTGACTTGTTAGACTTTTTAAGAGCTACAGATATAAACAGAAAGAAGTTCTTAATCAATCTGTTTAATCTTAATAAATATATAGAAATAGGCGATAAGCTTAAGTTTATAAACAGCGCAGTGGATAGGGAAATACTAGGTCTTACCGGTGAGTTAAAGTCTATAAATGACTTTCTTGATAATACTAGCATACCAGAAACACAACAAGAAGTACTAATTGAAGATATAGATACTAATAAAGCAGTACGTGTTGCTAATATACAGCAAGAACTTACAAATATAAATGCTACATGTATGCGTATTGATAAAAACAATATGTATATAGATGAGCGTAATAGCCTAAAGTTTGACGCAGGACTAGATAAACCAGAACCTTATGCTGATATAGCAACACACCAAACGTTAAAATTTGACCTTATGTCTTTGCATAGAGATATTGCTGAATTAGTAAGTAAAAAAACGAAGCTAAAAATAACAGATACCTGCCCTAGTTGTGGGCAAGATATTGACAACTCTCACCTGTTAAAACTAAAAGCTGATATACAAGCAGAAATAGAAGCTAAAGGCGAGCAGTACAATAACAACCTTCCTGCAGCAGAAGGGGTTGATGACGTAATAGAAACTATAAGACTGGCTACTATAGTATGGGTAGACAACAACAAGAATATGAAACGTTTTGAGGAACTTTCTCAGCTTATTGATACTAATATTGCTGTAGAATACCCAGATGCTAAAGCACTAAGTGACGAAGTTAACGAGTTACATAGCGATATTTTTACAGCCAAGAAGCTTTTTGACGCAGGTATAGCACATAATAAGGGAGTAAGCGCCCATAATGCTAAAGTCTTAGCCCTTGAAGAGCAAAAAAGTGATTTTTTAATTAGACAACAAGCGGTTAAATCTAATATACTTAACAAGTCGACTGAATCTACTCAATTAGGGATTCTTAAAAAGGCTTTCAGTCCTTCTGGTATCGTAGCATTTAAGTTAGAAAATCTTACTAAAGAGCTAGAAAACGCTATTAACGTATACTTATCTGTCTTAAGTGATGGTCAGTTTCAAGTAGAGTTTACACTAGAAAAAGAAAAATTAAATATCTCTGTAATAAACAATGGCATTAAGAGTCCTATTGAAACCATGTCTGGTGGAGAATTTAGTAGAATACAAACATCAGTACTATTAGCTATACGCAGCTTGCTATCTAAACTAGGTGGCAGCTCTGTAAATCTTTTGTTCTTAGACGAAATAACAGGTGTGCTTGATTCTGAAGGAAAAGAAAAACTTATAGAAATATTACAAGCAGAAAATGAGTTAAACGTGTTTTTAATCTCTCACGACTTTACTCACCCTCTGATCAGTAAAATTTCGATCAACAAAGACAACAACATTAGCTCAATAGCAGGCTGAGGCTTGCATTAGAGTATTCTATGCGTTAAGGAGTAACACATGATTACCATTGGAAAAAATCCAATTTCGTTCCATCTAAAGAAAGACTTTAAAAACAAAATTATAGGTATGCCTGTAAATTGGGGCTTTGGTGGTCTTTCCGCTTTTACCTTTTATAGAACTTATTCCCGACAGAAACCAAACGGAAAACTTGAAGCGTGGCCAGACTGCGTAATTAGAGTTATTGAAGGTATGTTTTCTATCCTAAAAACTCACGCAATCACATCAGAACATTCTTGGGACGAAAAAAGAGCACACGCTCTAGCAGAAGAGTGTGCGCTACGTCTATTTGAATTTAAATGGACACCCCCCGGTCGTGGTTTATGGATGATGGGTACTCCTTTTGTGTATGAAAAAGGTGGAGCTTGTCTAAACAACTGCGGTTTTGTATCTACAGAAGACCTTGACGACGAAATGTCTAAACCTTTTGCGTTTCTCATGGATATGAGTATGGTGGGTGTAGGTATTGGTTTTGATACAAAAGGTGCTGGTAAAATAGCCTCTAATATACCACAAGGTATCGCAGAAGTTATCACTGTAGACGATTCTAGAGAAGGTTGGGTAGAGCTTATTTCTTGCTTAATTGATTCCTATCTGGAAGAAGGGTCAACACCTGTAGTACCAGACGTGTCTCTAGTTAGACCTTACGGCGCTCCTATTGCCGGTTTTGGTGGTGTAGCTTCTGGCCCCGAGCCTCTTGTTCAAGGTTTTAATGGTATTAAAGAAGTACTAGAAATACGCGCTAACAGCGCTGACCCTCTGCTTACTTCTGTAGACATTACAGATATTATGAATATCATAGGTAAAATTGTAGTAGCAGGTAATGTACGTCGTACAGCTGAGATTGCTTTTGGAGAGCCTGACGATACCGACTTTATGAATATGAAGAACTGGAATAAGTTCCCTGTAGAAACTGGCGGACAAGCACCAGCAGAACTGCTAGATATTAGCCCAGAAGACTACGCACTATATAATGACTTTAGTTCTAAACAACAAGCTAATATTGCTAAAAAGTATGCAGAATGTACATGGTCTTATAAGTTTGGTGGCTGGCGCTGGGCTTCTAATAACTCTATATTTGCAAAAGTAGGTATGGATTACACAGAAGTAGCAAAAAGCGTTGCAGTAAACGGTGAGCCAGGTTTTGCTTGGTTAGAAAATATGCAAAAGTATAGCCGTATGAAAGACCCAGCAGACAACAAAGATCATAGAGTACGTGGTGGTAATCCTTGTCTTGAGCAATCTCTTGAGCCTTACGAACTGTGCTGCCTAGTAGAAACTTTCCCTGCTAAGCACGAGGACTATTGGGATTACCAAAGAACTCTTAAGTTTGCTTATCTATATGCAAAAACAGTTACACTTGTTCCTACACATTGGAGAGAGACTAACGATGTTATTAAGCGTAATAGAAGAATTGGTGCTTCACAAAGTGGTATTCAAGAAGCTATCTTAAAGTTTGGTCGTCGTACTTACTTAGAAGAGTTTTGTGATAGAGCGTTTAACTATATAACATATCTTGATATTAAATACTCAGAATGGTTAGGTATACCGCTTTCTATTAAACGTACTAGTGTAAAACCGAGCGGTTCTGTCTCCTTAGTAGCAGGATCTCTTCCAGGTATCCACTATGCAGAATCTGACGCTTATTACAGACTTGTGCGCGTAGCCTCTGAAAGTGCTTTAATACCATTACTAGCAGCGGCAGGATATAAGATCGAACCTGCTATTAGTGATCCTATTAGAACTTCTGTTATCTACTTTCCAGTATTACATCCTATAGATACAATAAGTAAAAAAGACGTGTCTATGTGGGAACAGTTTGCTAACGCTGTAGACCTTCAACACTACTGGGCAGATAATCAAGTATCTATTACTATTACTTTTAGAGACCACGAAAAAGATCAAATTGCTCGTGCTCTAAGTTGTTTTGATAATAAACTAAAAGGCGTATCCTTACTACCTATTAGTGAGCACGGATATCAGCAGGCTCCTTATACTCCTGCCGATCGCTCTGAAATAGAAGCCTACGAAGCTAGTTTGTCTGAGATAGATTTCAGTGCGCTAAGTGAAGAAGGTGAGGATGCAGACTCTAACAAATTCTGTGATAGTTCTGGTTGCGAGATTTAGTATCTCCTTGCATAAAACAATGCCGCTTAGAAAATAAAGTTTGTTTAGGTTGTGGCAGAGTTATAGAAGAAATAGTTGGGTGGAGCAAAGCTTCACCCAACTTAAAGATACAAATTTTAGAAAACTGTGAAAGAAGAAAGAATGACTGTAATAAAAGCCAAACTATTAAGTGAACATGCTACACTACCTACTAGGGGTAGTAAATATGCAGCAGGGTTAGACTTATACTCAGCAGAAGCAAGGGTTATATACCCAGATACCAGATACATGATAAGTACAGACGTTAGCCTATCAATTCCTAATAATATGTACTTACGTATTGCACCTAGATCAGGACTAGCTTTTGAGTATGGTATTGACGTGATGGCAGGAGTAGTAGACTGTGACTATACAGGAACTATTAAAGTAATACTAATAAATCACGGAGATCACCCTTTTCCTGTACATATAGGAGATAGAGTTGCACAAGGTATACTAGAACACATATCTTTATGCGAAGTTTTAGAAGTTAAGAGTATTCCCAAGACAGATAGAGGCTCTAGCGGTTTAGGGTCTACAGGACGATGAGTACAGCAGTAGTTTGGGGTAAGGATAGTTGCGATTACTGTGTTAAAGCTAAAGAATTACTAGACGATAACGGAGTACACTACGTAGAGTTTAAATTAGGAGAAAATTGTACCAAAGATGATCTTATTAAATTAGTACCTAATGCACAGAAGGTTCCACAAATATTTATTGATAATATACTCATAGGAGGCTATAATGAACTTGTAGAGCATTTTAGCTCTAACTAATGAAAAGAGGTTTTTTATGAAGAAAAACAGAAATAATAACAATAATAACGTTAGTCGCGGTAAGCAAGGGTCGCAAGAAAGATCAGAGCCTAAACTAAGAGCAGTTAGGATTGATGATCTAGGTACTTTTGACGCACTAACTGATAACCAGCAAGTAACTTTTGATGAGTATGCAAAAGATAAAAGCCTACTACTACATGGCGTAGCAGGCACGGGTAAGACATTTTTAGGAATGTTGCTAGGCTTAGAAGAAGTGCTTGATCCTTCTATTGTCTATAGTCAGTTATGTATTGTTAGATCTGTTGTACCAACGCGCAACATGGGTTTTCTAAAAGGCACGGACGAAGAAAAGATTGCTATATATGAGCTTCCTTACAGATTAATCTGTAAGGAGCTTTTTTCGTCTGAAACAGCCTATGACGCATTAAAACAACAAGGTAATGTACAGTTTATAAGTACTTCATTTATAAGAGGGCTTACGTTTGATAATGCTATTATATTAGTAGATGAGATGCAAAACTTAACTTTTCATGAACTAGATAGTGTTATAACAAGGCCAGGTAAGAACTCTAAAGTTATACTATGCGGCGACTATACGCAAACAGACTTAGATAAACATAGCGAAAAAGAAGGTATTAAAACCTTTATGAAGATACTTAAAAAGATGAATGAGTTTAGTACAGTAGAATTTGGAATAGATGATATTGTAAGAAGTGATTTTGTTAAGTCTTATATTATTGCTAAGCTAGAGCTAGGTATTACTTAATGGCCTATAATAAAAGTAAAGCAAAAGGCAGCGCATTTGAAGCTAAAATAGCTGCCAGCTTAACTATAGATTTCGGCAAGCAGTTCAGACGGGTGCCCCTTAGCGGGGCGCTCGAATGGATGAAGGGCGATATTATGTGTATTGTTGATACTGCCTGGTTTCCTTGGTGTATAGAGTGTAAACACTATAAAGAGATAAACTTTAACAGCCTACTAACAGCTAAATCAGCAGATATGTACTCTTTTTGGGAGCAGACGCAAAGAGAGGCTTTAGTTATGGAAAAAAAACCGTTACTTATATTTAGATGGGACCGTTCAAAAGACTTTGTAGCTTATGATGATGATATTATAGTAGAGTCTTTTATGGAAGTTAATTCTTTTGGTCATAAGTTTAAGATTGCACTTTTGACAGACTGGGTTAAAGCAGTAAAAAGTCAAACAGATCTTGCTAAGCACTCATAAACTTGTTAATATGAATAACAATATAAAAACAAGGAATATACATGTCTAAAGGATGGTCCGACTTAGAGGACGTAAAGCAAGCAGACTACACTGAGTATAAAAACTTACTACTAATTGATGGTAATAACATAGCTTACCGATACATACGAAGAGCTAACTATAATAACTATGCAGAAGATTTTAGACGTACTGTACAGTCGCTAGGTAAGTCCTATAAAGCAAGTCGTATTATTATATGCTTCGACTTTGGTAAATCTTACTATAGAGGTAGTCTTTTAGAAGATTATAAAGGTACTCGTGCAAAGCCAGATGATGAAAAAGCAAGCCTTGAAGAAAAGCTAGTAGGTGCTAGCGGCGAAGAAGCCGATGCTATTCATGAAAAGCTAAGCAAGATCGAAGAAGAAGTAGCACACTTTGAAGGTTTCTTTAGCGTGCTTAACTCCCTTCCCGATGAGCTAGACGAAGAAGTGCTTAAGTTTAGAGGTGTAGAGGCAGACGATCTTATTGCTTGGTTGCGTTTTAATCTTCATGACGAGCACGAACATACTTGGATTGTGTCGTCGGACAAAGACCTTTTACAACTAATTGATGAAGACGTATCTGTGTTTAACTTATTTAGTCGCAAAGAAATTGACCTTGCTGCTATTGAAGAGCTTGGACTAACCCCCGAAGAGTATAGGTTATCTCGTATTATAGAAGGTGATAAAAGCGATAACATTATAGGTATTGCTGGTATTGGGCCAAAACGCGCACAAGACCTTGCAAAAAGCTATAAAACGTTCGACAACCTTATTGCATCACTACCTATTGCAGGTAAAGCGCAGTTTATACAAAATTTAAATGCAGGTAAGCAAAAGCTTATTGATAACGAAAAGCTGATCAATCTTAGAGATTACCACGAAATTGCTATCTCAGCAGGTAAAAGTGATATTGATATATTAGACTATCTGGCACATATCTAAATAATATAAAAACAGTTTTATAAAGGCGATAGGTATAGCCAGAGTATTCTATAAACTCAGGCAGTAATAAAACGAAAGGCAGCAGTAGAGTAATTTTACAATAGTTAGATTACTCTCTGTTGTTTTTTCCATAGATTTTTCAAACAAGAAAAGAGAATTAATGTATAAATATAGCGATGAGATTAGTAAAGTAACACTTTTTGCTTGTTCACAACCGATTGAAGGCACTATTGAAGGTATCGAAAATGTACAAGACTTAATTGCTTACTGTGCTAAAGTGTCTAACCCACAGTTTCAAACAGATTTTTCAAAAGCGGA